ATATCCGTGTCACACAAGACGGTCATTTTGCCTTCTCCCGTTCGTCTTTTTCAGCGCCAAGCAAGGCATATCCTGCAATGTCACGCCATGGACTTTCACCGAAAGCGTCTTTCTTTGTCGCAAGTCTGAACAGTTTATCAAGCACGCGTGTGACTAATTGCATGTCACGAAATTGATCGGGACGCACACCTGCAGGATAAAGCAGCTTCAGCACTTCGGCCGACTTCGCCGCTGAATCACCGTAAGCCACGTTTTTCACTTCGGTCAGTGCTCCGATTTCTTGCGCGATACGCTCGAATTTGCCCGGTTGTTTGCGTTCGACAAGAAACGTGTCGGCGTCACACAGACTCTCGCACGCAGGTAGTGCGTGTTTCGCGATTGCGCATCCCGTGCAAAACCCTTTTTTCAAAGAGGGAACCACGTCATACAAAACACCGTTTATTTCGTGAGATTTAGCGGCCACACATCACCACCCCGCGCAACTTTGCGCCTTCAAAGTACAGTTTTCCGTCGTCACAACACACTATGTGTGTGGCGATCTTCAACACCTCGGTCAACGTTGCGGCGTTGATGAAAAAGCCCTTACCTGCAAGGCCTTCTACGGTCACGGTCACTTCACCGAATAACCCCTCAAGGCGATGATCGGACACGACACCATCGCCTAGGCGGACAAGATCCGCCGTCGAAATCTTGCGCACGGTGTTCACGGCCGTGGGCAATTCGCCTACGGGGGCAAGGCCGTCACGTTGTGGCCACACGGCTTTGATATCGGGGAATACGGGGGCGTAAAGGCCTGTTTCGAGCGCAGACCCATCTGGATACGCGAAAGCGATCGCGCTGTTACCGCACACGATGGCTGCGGGTTCGGTACCGATCGCAAGAAGTGCGTCGATTGTGGCCGCGGGCAACACGATCACACCGTCACCAAGCGCATCACCGAGAGGGCAACCTGTCCACAACTGCACGATGACAGATCCCGTGCACACCGTGGCGAAACCGTCATGCGAAAAAGCGATCGCGCCTTTCCATGGTGTGACAGTGTCCACAACAAGAAACGGTCGCAGCATTTCGAGCACGGGTAAAAGTGCTCCCTGCCAACAACTGCTTGCGAGATCGCGCACGGAAAACAAGCCGATCGGTTGATCGTGTACGGGAACGCGCACAGTTGTGTTGCCCTCCGAAAACACCAAGCTGGCACCATCAGCTGAAAGACTGCGCGAGGCCGCTGGAAGGGCCTTTACGGCGCGCACAAGGCGCTCAAGGTCTGGTTGACAGTTCGGGCCCTCGAAGGGTGTTGAAAACGTCGCGGTGTGTGCCGCGAGGTATAAGCGGCCGTCCGCGATCTTCGCGTGCGTGAAAACACCGTTCCACGTTTTGAAAATCGAAGGTGCCGCTACGGGTGCAGCGACAGCGTTTGTTTGCTCAACCGGTGCACCCGATAACCACGCCTTGATCTTCTTGATATTTTTGAAACGATATTCCGTGTGCTTTCGTGTGTGCGTGCAGAAACCCTGCGCAGTGCACCACTCGATCGCGTCCTTGCTATATTCGATACCTAATTCTGCAAGCGTACCGATGTCTTTTTTTGCCGATAAAGCGAGCCATTTCTTGATCTTGATCCAATCGTCGTCAGTCATGCTGTTTTCCTTTCAAAAACTTCATCCAAAATTTCAAAATACTTACCTTGTTGCTGAATCACGATAGCCGACGGCTCCCGCAGTTTTTCAGCGAGTAAATAGGCCGTTCGTGCTTGTGTGGGTGCTGGCGTGTTGGCGAGCTCTGTGCCCTGTGTGTGGCGTTCCCAGAACTGAAAAGCCTTTTGCCGCGGGTATGTACCCGGTTCGTGCTCGAAAAGCACATAGCGCGAGATCTCTTGCAGACCGTGATGGTAGACGACCTTTAGCGCAAAACGTTCGCCGCCCTCTTTGCGGTGGATGGCGTATGTGATGCGATCGATTGGCACGGTCACGATCGGTTCATCGCGACGTTTAGACACCATCAATGGCACTGTGGCCGCCGCGGCTTTGATATCGGGTTCACGCGGGAATTCGAAGCCGCACTTTTTACACACGGTGCATCCCGCGTAGTCGTAACAAGAGCACACGGGACAAGCTCGCATGACCACAAGAAAAGGCTTTCCGCACGTCGGACATTCGTCATAGGACAAACGCCCGTCTGGTTCGCGAAAACCACGCCACGTGGCGCAGGATGCGCAATCTTCGACCTGTTCACCCTTACCGCGCGGGATGTTCGGGTCATTGATTGGCCCAAGCACTTCGGCACAGTGACCGAAGTCCAGGACCTTGCAGTCTTTCTTGCCCGCGGCGGTGCGAGTACCGCGGCCCAACATCTGCACCCACAACACAACGGATCGTGTAGGGCGTAGAATCGCGATCATGTCAATCTGTGGCACGTCAAGACCGGTTGTTAGACAGTTCACATTAACCAATGCGCGCAAGTCGCCTTTTTTGAAGGCTGCAAGCGCAGCGTCGTTCGTTGTGTTGGCTTGCTCGGAATGGTAGACAGCGCACGGGATGCCGCCCGCTGTCAGCTGTTTTGCGATGTTCTGCGCGTGTTCGATGTTGACCGTGAACACAAGCCAGCACCTACGCTCCTGCCCTTCGGCGATGATCTCGCGGACGCTGGCCTCGATACCCGCGGTATCGGCTAAAACACGCTTCGCAAGCTCGCTTTCGATAAAATCACCCGCGCGCATCTTGATGCCGTCGGTCTTGATCTCGGCCACGGTGCGTTTCGTTTCGAGCGGTGCGAGAAACCCATCGTCGACAAGCTGACAAAAGGCGTCTCGTTGCGTGCGGTCGTAGCAAACGTGTGTAAAAAGAGCGTCTTTCGCATCCACAAGATAACCTGTGTCCGATCGGTAAACGGTCGCTGAAAAACCGATCACGCGCAGTTTTGGGTTTATCTCACGCAGCTCTTTGATGAAGCGCGCATACATCGTGCCCGCCTTGGGCGAGACAAGGTGCGCTTCATCGACGATCACAAGGTCTATATGCCCGAACAAATCGGCCTTGTCGTAAACGGACTGAATACCCGCGAACGTGATCGGTTTGGTGTGGTCGCGCGCATTCAGCCCCGCGGAGTAGACACCCGCGGGTGCCATTGGCCAAATGCGCGATAACGCGCTGTAATTTTGCGCAATAAGCTCTTTGCGATGCGTCAACATCATCGTGCGTTGACCCGCGTAGAGGGCATAGACGCGGGCAAGAAAACCCGCGATCACGACGCTTTTACCTGCTCCCGTGGGCAGGGCAACAAGAGGGTTTCCAACGCGAGTTTGCTCGAAAAAAGCAAACAATGCGTCGATCGCCTCTTGCTGGTAGTAGCGCAGAGCGATCATTTCAGTAACCATCCCGCGCAGGTGTGCTTCGGCATTGTGTACTCCCCGCTGTCCGGAACGGCCGTGTTACCGCAAGGAGCTATGTAACCCCCATGACGACCTAACCTAAGCCATTCGCGTTGTGCGGTTTCCCAGTGTGCACAGTTTTTACACGTGCGCGCCGCGAAGACTTTCACAACAACCTCAAACGATGCCGCTCGCATCCGCGGAATTGCGCCTTGTGAGGCACGTCTTCGTGATGCGAAGAAAGTGCGCACGTCATCGCAGCGCTATCCGTAAAACGACTGTGCACGCACGTACGACATGATCGTCCGCGCGGTGTGCCTTCGATAAGCTTCTCGCCTTGGCCACAGATATCGCGGTGATCGCAGTATTTGCACAGATAGGTCAGATCGATGCGCGGGGGTGGTTCGTCCGCCTTCACGATCGCCGATGCGCGCCGCTGCATTTCGGCAACAAACGGGGGGTCGCGGTCAACCCGTTCGGCATACAAATTTTCAGTGGCTTTTTCGCCTGCAAGATAAAGCCCTGCGGGCAAGTTTTGCGCGTGCAGGTAGACCTGCACCTGTGCGTAGTGTTCGGGCTTCGCTTTCTGAACACCTTCGCGTTCAAGCTTGCTGAAGCTCTCGCCATGACCTTTAAATTCGGTCACAGCGGGGCCATCGAAACCGGGCAACCCCTTCGCCACGCCGTCAAGCTTGCCTTTGATAGGACCAACTTGCGCACCGAACTGCTTTCCCGCTTGGTGCGTCCACAACGACACACCGGGGATACCCCGCAACATCGCGGCAAAGCGGGCTTCCTCGAGCTGGCCGCGTTGAAAAATGAGCAGGCTTTTCGCGGTGTAGACCTTCTCGGTCACCCATCGAAACGAATACCAGATCGCGCGGGCGCAACTTCCGATATCCCCGGCGCCGATAAATTCGCCGCCAAGATATGTTGGATCAAAACGCTTTGGTTTCATGGTCTCGTTTTCGACCATCGCGGCCTCAAAATAGACCTGAAAAGCGGCGCCTTGATCGACTTCGATCGCCTTATGTATCGCTTCCACAAGCAGTGGAAGCCGGATCGGCGGGCTCATAGTTCGCCTCGCCCGCGCACTGTGACTTGCACCCCTGGGCCGCGTTCATCCGCGAAGTACCGGCCACCGTACCACTCCGCGATCCGGCAATCGTCGACCCACAAACCAGCATCGGTGCAAGCATCCCAGACAGCCTTCGTGAGGTTATCACCATCCCCGTAACAGGCTTTTACAGGCGCAAGATCACGGTCTGTTTTTCGGCGTGTGACATAAAAAAGCGTTTCGACGTCCAAAACTTCGTCTTTGGCGAAAGCCGGTTCAACGCCTTTTTCGACAGGGTATCGCCGCTTCAACGTGGCACAGACCGCTTTCACCACTTGCTCTTTCCATGCGCGCACAAGGCGCAAAGCCTTGTTGTTCGCGGCCACACTGTGACGCTGGCGGGGTTGTGGCCGCGGTTCGCCCTCGACGAAAAATGAGACGATCACGGTTGCACCTCGCGGTCTTGTGTGGCTTCCGGGTCGAAGCTTTTAGCTTGTGTGACGGCACGTTCCAAGGCGGTGTAAATTTTCAACAATTCAACCAACGAAACTTCGTGGGCTTTAGCCAGTTTCAAGCGCCAACGCAGTAAAAAGATCTCACATAGGGCATAGGCAAGCAACGCACTGACAATCATCAAAGCGGTCAACATTGTAAACCTCGTTATAAAAAGTGGCGGCCGATAACGCCCGACCGCGGGGCGCCGTGATCACTCGACGTGGGCGGAATCCGAGGTCTTCTCGAGCGCGTCGGAAATTGTTTTCGTGGCGTCGATAGCCGGAACGGCCACGTGCAACAAAATGTCACGTACGTGAGAGTACCTGGGCTGTTCCGCGATCTCTTGCAGCATGCTGGCGACTACGTGCCGGCAATCGTGTTGCGCATCTTCGCGGCCTTGGGTGACACCGGCTTTGAAAGAGGCCTCGCCTGTTTCAGCAAGGTCATCGCGGTGTGCGGCTTTCAGCTCATCGCTCAACGCTTTGAGCATGGAGTTGTATTCGGCGTGAGCCTTGAATACGCGATCGGCGTGGACCTGCGTGAGCTTTTGCTCGTTGGCAAGGCTTATAGCGCGTTCAGCCTCACGGCCTGCATTGCGCGCTTCGTCTTGGATGGTGATTTTCATTGTAATCACCGCATCCACGGGGGCACGTCGCCAGCACGTGCGGCGGGCGGGAGG